ATTTTGTATCTCATCTTTAATTTCCTCATCTGTAAAATTTCTTAATCTTAAAACTTCTGCAACAACATCTTCCTGTAAACTTTCATCTTCTACTAAAGATTCTTCTTTAATATTATCAATTATTTCTTTATTTGCAACTAAAGAACCTGCTTCATCACTAGACATTCCTGTCTCTTTCAATTTCATGTATTCTTGTGAATACTTATCAATATTTTCTTTATAAGATTCTGTTCTTTTTTCAACTTCATTTTGAAGAAGTTCTATAAAAGCTGCAGCTTCACCTTTTTCTTCTACAGTTTTTTGATAATCTTCTTCATTAAAATCAGAAAGACTATCCATCTCACTGAGAGTTTTTGCAAAAGCAATCGTCAAGGAACCAGAATCAGCATCTTTATTAGCATCATCTTTATTAGTACCATTATCATCTGATTCACCTTCATCTTTACTTTTTTTCTCAGTTGAGGATAGCCCTTCTGAAGTATTCTTCTCATCATTATCATTTAATATCTTTTTATTATCTTCTTCCATTTTTGCAAATTCTGCGTTGATATCAACATCAAAATTATCATCTGCATCAGGATTATTATTATCTTCATTATTTTCTACATTCTCATTAGATTGTTCTGGTGTATTTTCTACACCTTCCTCTCCTAATTCATCAAAAGTAGAATCTAATTCTAGAGTTTCATCATCTATCATTTCTAATGAAATCCCTAAATCATCATTTTGCTGTTCTGAAAATTCCTTTTTTGCCATAATCTAAATTTTTTATAAAATTATTATTCTATTAGTTTAATTCCAAATTATTAGGTAACTTTTTAATTTCTCTATAACTATTTTTTAACATTCTGTTTCTTTTCTGTTACCTTATTATGTCTTACTGTCTCATTTAATTTTTCTTTCTCCAAATCTAATTTTCTTTTTTCTTTCTCCATTTTATCATTATGTTCTTTTATATCTAATTCTAATTTTTCTTCATCTAAATTTTCTGGATTAGACGTTATTAATTTAGTTTGATTATCTCTAATATTCATTTTATCTTTTAAATCTCTTTCAGCTTGTTCTGATTGAGCTTTTAACTGAGCTTCTCTATCTCTTTGTTTTAATGCTGCTTCATTTTGTTCAGCTTCTCTTTGAGCAATTTCTTGTTCTTTTTGTTCAATTTTACGCTGCATTGTAGAAAGATCACCAGTTCTATAAATATCAATAATACTAGATACAGAAACATTGTTTTGAAGTAATACTTGCATACTACTTTCAAGAAGATTTTTAAGTTTAGTATCTTGTGTAGCATTATTTACCATTATACCATATTCAGCTTCATTAAATGTCTGACCATCAAATTCTAATAAAGCTTCTGTCATATCATCCATAAAGAATTTTCTTTTAAAAGATTGTTCTTTCCAAGCAGCTTTAGCAGTTTCTATTAAAACCTTATACACTCTTAATTTAACATGATCATGTAGACTAAACCATTTCTCTGTTCTATGAGAACTTTGAACTACAGCTCTTTCTGCGCCACCAACAGTCTCTCTATTTGAAATACTTCCTTTTCTTTGTGGAGTAATACCAGCTACCTCATTAGCTCTATCTTCAATATACTCCATCATGTGTAAGTTTTGTTGAATTAAATTACCCTGACTTAAATCATAAGTATTTGGTCCTTGATTCATATTTCCTGCTAATTTTCCTCTTGCTGCACCTTCAGCACCTTCTTTCATTGGATCTTTAACAGCCCATTTATAAGTAATAGCATAATATAACCATTTATCCATATCCCATCCATCAGGTACTTGTGATATATCTAATGTTGCAATAGTACCATACGATGTCATAAATAATGTTTGCATTCTATAAGTAAATTCATCATAGAGATATTGTAAAGGCTTTAATGCAGATACAAACGATGTTACTTTTGAACTATTAACATTATTAATTATACCAACAATTCCAGGATGACACTTAGATAAATTTGTCATTTCTCTAAATTGTATAGGTCTTGGTTGCATTTTTACATAAATATCATTAGCCAGTTTAGTTCCTTCCCACCATTCTGATATCCAATGCCAATTAACTTCTTCACCTCTTTCTTTATCTGGTTCATATTGTTCTGGTACTAAAGCTCTAACCAAATCACCATTTTCGTCAGTAAATTTTACAATACCTATCTTTCTCATAGATTTCCATAAAACTCTTGTTCTACGAATTCTACCATTTTCATCAAATCCGCTAGATAAAATATAAGTACCAAATATGTTTGGTGTTGATAAAATTGAATCATCATCTCCTGAATTAGCAATAAGATCATCAACAGAAAATTCAGGACTTAAGTTTTGATGAGTAAATAAAGAACTTTTTAAATTTTTATTTGCTGTACTACCTTGTTCTAATCTTTTAATATCTTTTTCTTTAAGAACATCATAATATTCATCAATAACTTGACCAACATTTAAATACCCATCTTCTATAATCATGTCAGACTCTTCAGGATAAGGTGAATCACTTGATCTTACAAAAGTAAAATTTAAAGGATTTCCTTTTCTTATAATAGGTTCACCACCTACAATATCTGCAACATAAATTTGTTCTCCAACAGTTAATAAATTTTCAAAACCAGTATTAAATTGAAAATCTAAATCTAAATGCTGTCTTAAATAACTTAATAATTGATATCCCATTCTTTCACGAATATCTCTATAAGTATAATTAGCCCAATTACCAAGTTTTTCTAATTCTTTTTGTATTTCTTCTTCACTCTTTTGTGAATTTTGTACCTCACCTATTAGGAAAGCATCTAATTGTTGTCGAAGTTTTTCTTGCTTTTCACTAACAGCATCGTGATTAACGACAGATACACTAAAATTGTGTACTCTATTTCTTTCTTCACCTGTTAATACACTTAATAAAGGAGTAATTAAAGGATATGTTTGAGCAGTTCCTGGAAAGTCATAGCCTTGTAAATTTAAAGGATTAATTATTTTTTTCTTATCTGAAGGATCTATAATACCATTAACAAGGTTATATAGAGTAACCATCTCCTTTTTACTTTTTCTTAAATCAGAATTATTTTCCCAATTAACAAGTTCAACACCAGCATCAACACAATTTTTCATCCAACTATCTGTCTTTTGAGCATCAGTCTTTTTTTGAGAAGGAAATACTTGAGGTACTCCCGAATTTATAGAATATATCATAACATAATATTTTTTATAAATTTAATTAATATATTAGAATTTTTCTAATAAAATTTTTTTCTATATAACTTTTAATTGATTATTTTACCATATTCATCTAAAAAAGGTATTCTTCTATTTCGCATAACATCATTATGTCTATTAAAAAAAGGATCATCTGAAAGTCTTTTTCTCTTCTTATTAATATCTGTTTTATGTTTTAATTTTAATTCTCGTGATATCATTAATAAACCTAAACTTGATATTCTATCTGTATTTATTTTACCATCATAAAATAACATTTCTCGAAGAGCACCTAAAGATTTAAATATTTGTATATTAGTAACACCAGGTTCTCTATTATAAGCTTGTTTGTCTAAATAACCTGGTAATAAATCTTGTTGCCCCCAGTAATTAATTTTATCTGTTGCATAAATACCTTTTCCTTTATTACCTACAGAAGAACCTTTTTGTAAATCAATATCTCTTAAAGCATGTGGTGTATCTTCTAAAAGATATAATGAATTTTTTTGATCAAAATGAGTAAAAACACCTTTCTTTTGATTTTCATAAAGTAAAGTTGCATTATAATCTATTAACATTCTTCTAACCTGTTCATAATAATCTTTTGCAAATTTGGTTCTTCCTGTATATTCTGCCACAATTCTATCTGTTAATAAGTTAATTATAAAAGTAGATTGTAATGAACTAGATACTTTATTATTATCATCATCATCAACAGGGTCTAATGCAGCAGCATATATATTAGATGGTACAAAACCTTCTGCATTTTTAATAGGTGTTTCAAATATTTCAATACATCCTTCAATACTACCACTACCCTTTTTTAAAGGAAATTCTGTAACAGGTCTCGCATTCTTATCAATTCGAAATTTAGGTACACCACTTTCACCATCAATTTCATAATAACCTTTTAATGATAATTTTAATTCATTATTATTACCGCTTAATAAATCTTTTATTCTTACTTTAGTATCGTGTATATTGAATTTACTATTTGATTTACTAATAAACATTTCTGATGGTTTTAAAGGATAATTCATTAATTCACCATCTAGTGCTTTTTTAGAAGCAGCTTTCTTTTTATTTTTTCTTCTTTTTTCAAAATGTTTTAAAGCACTTTCTACAATTGTATTACCATTACCATCTTTAAATTTTCTTGCCATATAGGTAGCTGGTATAAACCAACATATTTTACCACCATCTTCCCAATCATTATTAAATTCTAAAAAATCAAATCCTTTAGGATCATTAAATATTAATTCAGCTTCAATAATTTTTTCCATATTACCAGCTGTACCTATATATAAAGAACTACCAAACTTCTCACCACCATCATTTTGAGCAGCATCATTAGATGCATGAATACTTAATATATTACCAACTAAACCTACTTCTTCTACAACTATAGTACCAGGTCTACCACCTGCAGCAGCTTCAGGATTTTCTGTAGTAAATATTCTATGTTTAATTTTAGAATTAGTACCAACATCTTTCCAATCACCACCAACTTTCTTTCTATACATATGATACCATTCTTTATTAGGAGTTAAACTACCAGACATATGTTTAAAATAAGGAGATCTAATTTCTTCTGAAGTTCCTTTCTTCCATCCACCAGGTAATTCATCCATAGAAAGTTTAACTTTAGAGAGTAAATCTCTTGATTTATCTGATATACTAGCTCCTACTACAATTTCAGCAGAAGAATTTTGTAAAGGATTTGCTTTGTCATAATACCTTAGACCATCAAATATTAATTCATGTAAAATAGTTTGGTTAGCAACTAAGTAACTTTTACCTCCATCTCTGGTTCCAAGTATCATCAAATTTTTAGGAATATTCCCATAAATAGGTCTTCCCATAGGTTTATTAAAATATCTTCTTAAATATTCCCTTGCAGGAACATACTCCTTACGCTCACCATTAGATCTAAAATAATTACTCCACAATAAATCTATAATTTCTCCATTTTCGTCCATACAACGTCTTAATAGATCCTCATTTGTGTAATCTTTTTCCAATAAAAACCTATTACAAGAAAATCTATCGTCAAACTCAAATCCACTAAAACCACGAGCTTCAATCCAATTATACCCAAACTCCCATTCAATATCATCTAAATCAGGTCGTCCTATACGTTTTGCTCCAGAAGTTGTGCCTTTAATATTTTTATAAATATGACCATGATTTACATAAAAGTACGTATTAGGTGGTATCCATCTCCATTTATTACTTTTAATATTTTCATCAGGAGTTACTTCTTTAATATCTAAATTAATATTTTCATCATCAACAGACCATAAACCTTCAATACACCTTTTTTTATCCTCTTTCCACCAAGTAGTATATTTACGAGAATATGGATTTATAACAGGTACTTCTGATAATAAAAAATTCTTTCTATTATTAATCTTTATAAATTCCATTAAATTAAACCTTTTTCACCAGCTGATTCAATAATATCTCCTTTTGTTTTTGTATTTGATTCTTGTAAATTTACAAGTTTTTCCAAATTTTCTAATTCTTTTCTGACAGCTTCTGTTCCTTTAATCATCTTATCTAGAGTTTCTGCATTCTGTAAGGTATATTCCGTATCTTCTATAAGTTTACGCCTCTCTTCCATCTTTTCTAAATAAGAATAATAGGAACGTTCAATTTCTGTCATAAATAATTTCTTTGAAAACTCTAATAATTCTAAATAAGGTTCCCAATCAAAATTACCATCTTGCAATATATCTTCATTAATAACCTCAAGTCTTTCATCAGATTGCATATTTTTATAAGGATTCACAGCAGTTTTATCAAACATAAATATTAAGCTCCACATTATCTTACTAGACTTAGATTTACCTTTTGACTTATCATTTTTATACAAATCCTCATATAATTTTGGTTTCTTAAACGTTGGGTATAATTTCCAAAAATTACTTCCCTCAGAATAATTTCCTAATAAACTTTCCATTATTTTATCTTTTTACCTATTAATATTAGTTTATGAGGTCTATCTACTTCAAATATTCTTTCAACAATTCTAATAATCCCACGTTGAGGTATATCAATCTTATCTCCAATCATAGGTATTAATTGTCCTTCATATTCATAAGGACGTTTAATTTCTTCATTTAATATGTAAAGTTTTATTTTTGTCATTTTGAATCTTTTTTTTTATTTTTTCTTTACGTGAATTTGATACAAAGAATATTCCTATACCCATTAATCTGACTACAGGAAAATATCCTTTGTATCTATCTGCACTTCGAATTACTTCTCGTACAAATTTGAACATTAAATAAATCAGTTCCTTGACCTGTTCTTTTTTTATATTATATTTTGAAGAAATCTTTCTTATTTCTTCT